AAAAAAACAGCACGGAGGGAAAAGAGAGGGCGCGGGGCTGAAAGAACTTAAAGGCTCCGATAAGCGCAAGATGATTTCCATCAGAATGGACCCGTATTTGATTGATCGCCTTAAAGAGGCCGCAGCAGAATCTAAAGCATCCCAGGCCGATCAGATAGACAAGGCATTACGCGGGTTTTACGGATGGTAGTTAACCCAAAATCCTATAAATCGTCTTAGGCGATAGCCGATACCGCTTAGCCAACTGCGCAACGGATGCGCCTGCCTTTTTCATTTCCTTTATTTCTTGATTGCGTTTTTCAAAGTCATTGGTCGGCATAGTCAAGCGCTCGCCGCCGAAATTTGCTATTAATGCCCAAACAATGTCTTTTGCTGTTTTGTCATCGCCGACCACGTCGGCAACCACGCGGCGCATTTCCTGTATTAATCCGGTCATAAGAGTTGGCTGTTCCGTTTTGGTTTTTTGACTGCTGGCGGCTTTGGCGTTACGGGCAATAGTGGTTGCTGCGCGGCTTTTTCCGCCTCCGCTTGCAGCCGCCTAAACTCGTCGCTTGATACGACGGCCAATTTTTTACCCAATTCGTCCCACTTGGCGGCGGTATGCAGGTGCAGGCGCAATTCGTGATGATGCGCAGCGGCGTAGGCGTATACCAGGGTATCGAGCGACTCATTCCGGGCTCCGCGTTTTTTCTCGAAGCGGTTTTTTGCCGGGTTAAAGGTCTCGGACACCAGGCCGCTGAAGTATTCTTTGGGCAGCTCATCACTAAAGTGGAGCAGACGGGATTCGGTCGGCTTGTCATCATCGGTGCCCATGCGGCCAAAGAGGGCGTTTTTGACGGCGACGGTGCCGACATGCTGGATCATGACGCCGCGTTTGTTGTATTGTCCTCTCCAATTGACGTCTTGGGCTTTGGGCCTGGACAGCACGGGGGCGTTGTTGGGTACGGCGCCGAAGATGACCATCGGGCGGCGGATCATGCGGCGGCGCACGAAGTCTTTGACGGCTTCGGTACGGTGGCCGCCGGCATCGATCGCGGTGGCTTGGATGGGTAGGGCGTGGCCGTTGATGTGCTCTATGGGTCGGTTGAGCAGGTCGGTTAAGGCAACCCAGACTGCATCGTCGGCGGGGTCGCCTTGAAGTTCGATATAGTCAAGTACCCAGCAAGACATATTTTTTCCCCAGCCGACGATTTGCACGGACAGCCATCCACCATTTCCGTCCTGGGTATCGACACCGGCGGTAACGGTGCAAACGCCAGCTGGTGCGACGCGCAGTCGGTAGGGTTCGGCACGGTCGGCGATGGCGTTGAGCTTGACCGCGCGCATGGCGGGATCTTCCCAGGCTTCGGCCAAGCGGCTGTTGACATAGGTTTTTAGCTTTGCCGGGTCGTTTTGTGCGCCTAACCACGTCTCGACCAGCTTTTCCCAGCGTGGACCCAGGCCGATTTGGTAGTACAAGCAGTTGACGGTATAGCCGCGTATTTTTGATTCCGGATTTTGCGGTATCCAGCGCCCGGCTTTGATCATGTCGGTTTTTTGATGCTCTTCTATTTCGCAGCCGCATTCCGGGCAGACGTAGCGGACACGGACGCCGCCTTTGTCCCAGTGCAGACCGGACCACTCGAAGGTGATTTCTTCCAGGCAATGCGGGCACGGCATGTAGTAGCGGCGCTGGTCGGATAGCTCGTAGCGTTCGTCTATTCGGCAAATGCCTTTGGTGCCGGGCGATGATATGTCTAGGCGCTTATAGGTCGAGGTAAAGGCGGAATAGCGGTCTTCGAGCATCACCATGGGGTCGTCGCCGGATTTAAATGAGTTGGCGAATTCGGTTAATTCGTCGACCACCAGGTATTTGACCGATGTTGATTTCAATCGGGCCGGTGCGCCGGCATGTTCGACATAGAGCTGTCCACCTAAAAAATCTTTAAACTCTTTGGTATTGGCGGCGTTACGGCTGTTGGTCGATACCAGCACGTTTTTTACTGCCGGGGAATCGTCGAGCATGGGATTAAGTTTTTGGTTGAGCCACTTATTCATGCTGACTTCGGCGGGGAAAGCGGCCATGATCGGGCCGGGCGCTTGATCCATCCAGTAGCCGATGGCGTTACGGCCGATCTCGCTTTTGCCGATCTGGATGGGGAATTTGATAACGACTTCTTGCACTGTGGAGCGAGCCGATAGGCAGTCCATCGGCTCGCGCAAGATCG